CAATAGGCGTAGACTTGCTTATATTCAAGCTGCTTCTGTTGGCTCACAAGGAACTTCTCTTTCACAAAAGGAGTACGAAGGTTTCTATGATGGACTTTCTAAGAATGGTAGTCAAGCTCTTGTTCAGAATATCAATACATGGTTGAAGGGTGAAAGACAGGTTCTTGAGACAGAAGTTGATGCAATCAATAACAATCCTCTGTCAAGACGTTATAGTCAGGTGTTCAAGATTGATCCTCCACCAGTTGTGGTAGTTGATCCTGACAGTTCTGCTCAAAGGAATCCTCAAGCTTCTCCTGTTGAACCACCTGTGAATGATCGTCCTGCTGCACCAATCACAAAAGAAATGCTTCCTCCTGAACTTCAGGATTGGACTATTTCTCCAGAGGTTGATGAACAAGGTAGGACTGTTATCATATCACCTGATGGTAAAAATAGAAAAACTCTTAAGAAAAGGTAATTACTGATGGCAGGTTATACACTAGATGATTTTGAAGACCTACCAGAGGGTGCTAAGACGTATTCTCTGGAGGACTTTGAAGACTATGAAGACCCTGAAGTAGGTACACCTCAGGAGAGTGAAATTAGACAGAAGTGGGAACAGGCCAGAAGCCAACTTCCTGTAGATGGTTCCAAGGGAGAAGAGGTTGCTCAACTCCCTATCCCTACCCCTAATATGTTTGATGGTATGTCACCAGAAGATCAAGGTGTAGTATTTAGAGCATACACAAATCACCCTAACACTAAGAAAAGTTGGACAGGTGAAACTTTATACAATGATGTTCCTATTCCTGAACCTAAAGGCTACTTAAATAAACTTGAAGGTGGTTATGATACACCTGTAGAGGGCCTTGTAGACCTCGCTGGAGGGGCTTGGAATGCAGGTAAGAGTGTTCTTACTACTGGTGCTTCAATGGCCTCTAAAGGCTCTAAAATCCTTAAGGAGACAGGTGTACCGGGAGCAGAGTATCTTGGTCCTTTAGGAGGTCTTGGTGCAGTTATTCCAGAAGGTACTTCTCAGGCAATTGATGAAGCTATTCCTGAGTACCGTTCTGATAAAGGCCCTATAGGGGATTTGCTAGTATCTGCTGGGGAGTGGATACCGGGAGGTTTTGCAGGTGGTAAACTTGCAACCAAAGTTCTCCAAGGAGCAAAACCACTGACCAAGTTTGGTGGGGGATTTATTGGTTCTGAAGCCGGTGGAGCAATGACCTTAGATAAGGATACTATTAATACTCTTGTTGGTATGAATATCCCAGGTCTCAGAGGTCTTGCTGTTAATCCTAAGGGTGATTTCGATGAAAATCTACTCCGTCAGAAATTAAACCAAGTTCAAGATGCTGTCATCGTTGGTGCTGCTCTTGGGGGTGCTGTCAAGGCATCTGGTAAAGTTGGTGGGTATTTCTGGAATGTAGGTAAGAAGATGATGGACTGGCAGAGTTTAGATGCTTACCAGAGAGAATTTGTAAGTGATATCATCGGTATGGCTGGTGGTATTAATGATACCATGACTTCTGCCCAGAAGAATGAAATCATGTCGGATATCTCTGAGTATGTTGCCAAGAACAAGAGCTTGACCACCATTCTTAGAAAGTCCATCATAGAAACCTTCGTACTCTTTTTGTGAAAGAGAAGTTCCTTGTGAACCAACAGAAGCAGCTTGAATATAAGCAAGTCTACGCCTATTGATTTCCAACAGAGCATAATTCAAAGCTCTCTTATTAGTTGGACCACCCTGTTGCAAAAGACCCTTGATATTGGCTTCTGCTTCAGATAGTGCTTCAGCACCTCCAGTATAATCTCCACCATTCTGAACTTCATTAATAATCTGATCTACACTATCAAGAATACCAGCAGCATTCTTCACAAGAGAATCAGCCGTAGCAGAGATAGCTCCACCAGCAGTTGCAACCTCAGGATCAGTCTTTATGATCTCGTTGATGTTGTTAATGATATGTTCAGCTTGTTTGTATTTAACTGCACGCTTGTTTATGTTCTTGGCTTCTTCTTTCGTAAACTCAAAGATTTCATTCTGAGCTTTAACCTCAGCAGGAGATTCTGGACGAGCTTCAGCGCCTTCTGGGACATCTGAAATATGTACTCTACGTTTACCTTCTGGTGTATTGATGATAGCCATACCAGCACCTTCAGGAGGGAGATTACCCTTAAGAGTTTCACTTGTCTTGATGTCCTGTTCTCTTTTAATTCTGTCTGCTTCTCGAACTTGTTCAAGTTGAGTAACATAACGGGCCTTATCAGCAGCAGGAACATTAGGATCATTGATTACAGAAATAAGTTCATTCTCCGTATCGATCATTCTTTGAGGGTCTTCTTTAGCCGTAGCTCCTTGAAGATTACTCAACTGTGTCTTTAACAGAGAAGCAGTATCAGTGTCACCGTCACGTTCTGCAACAGTTATAGCTCTGATGATTTCAGGAACAGTAGTAGGACCAGCATCAGCCTTAGAAGTCTTCTTAGGAAGCTTCCACTTGATATCAAGATTTCTAGCTTTCTTGGAAGTACTGTCTGCCGGATTAAAGCTAACAGCCTGTTCTACCTGATCCAGTCGTGTACCAGTCCCAGCAGCAATCTTCTGATTGAATTCATCCCTGTAAGGATTGTTTGCCAGAGGATCAGCAGGAGCACCTTGAGGTGTAGCCTGAGGGGAACCCTTGAGCATTTCCTTGGTTTGTTCGTTAGCAGCAGGTTCCTGTTTGCCTTGAGTGGCATCAACAATGCTTTCGATCTCTGCACCATTCTCATACATGTCTTGAATCTGTTGGGGTGTATAATCAGCTTCTAAAAGACTATGAACTGCACGAGGATCATAACCTGTTAATTGGGCAACTACTTCAGAGTCTCGAACCCTCTTGGCATCTGCACGTTCTTGCTCACGGAGATACTTCTGGTTCTCCTGAAAGGTACTATAATACATCCGAAAAGCATCTTGCTTCTCATTTGCAATATTCTGTTTCTCTCTTTCCTCGGATTGATGACGACGATCTCTAGCGTTTTCATAACTTCTAGAGAAAGCCTGTCCGAATCCTGCCATAAAACCACCGGCCATTTACATTCCTTCCTGAACATCTTCAGGGTTAGCCTCAGGACTAATACCCTCTTCTTGAATCATGTTCTTTCCTACATTCATGAAACCACCCTGAGTAGGTGCCATAGGTTCCTTGGGAACTTCAGTTTCAAGAGCTTCTTCAGTACCTCTTACTGCGTTTACTCTGTTAGCCATTTGAAAGTAATGCTTAGTTTTGAGCTTAAAGTCTTGATCTAAACCAAGCTTGTACTTGACACCATAGCTTTCAGCCATAATCATTATGATGTGACAGATAGGACCTGCAAGGATCATAGCATAATCTGGAGTCCACTTACCTGCTCCAATACCCTGCATGGCAACAATACCAGCAATAGATACAACAGGGACGCCTACTTCTAACAGAGTAATGATGTTATAACACAGAGGCTCTCCCATGACTTTCTTTGCTATCAGTTCAATAGCCTGATCCAAATCAGTGATCTGAGGGGGTCTATGCCAAGGATAATTCTTGGTGTCAGAAGTAAAGTTCTCTCCGGGAATAGGTCCTTCAAACAGTGTAGGTTGTGCCATTACTTAGAACCTTTCTTTCCTGAACCTTCTGGATTATTCTCTTTGGCTTCATCAAGAATAGCATCAAGATATTTCTTGGTGTACTTCCTGTCTGGATTAAGCTTTTCAAACTCTTTGAGTTCAAGAGAACCCTTGAAGTATGATCTTGCAGACTTTCTAAAAAGTCCATTGAATGTATCTGATCTCTCTGCCATTTGTAATCCTTAAAATATATCCCAGTCAAAATCTTTAAAGAAGCTATCTGCACCAGCACCTACTATCGATCCGATGATTGAACCAAGTCCAGCTTTATCAGCAGCATCAGAAGCAATATCACCTTGAAGTTGTGCAAGGGCTATACGAGCATTTCTTTCCAGACCATTCTCAGATGACTGCCATGCATAGTTAAGCAACTGATCTGTACGATCCCACATACGGTTAAGAGCTTCTTGGGACAAATCAAATTGGTTCTTGACATCCATTGCAGCAGCATCAAATTGCATTTGAGAGTTCGTAAGGGTAACAGTCTGTCTCCATCTAGCGTTAGACAGATCAACATTATACTGCATGGTCTTATAGAACTGATCCTGTTGCATCTCAAGATTTGCATTAAACATCTTGACAGAATTAACCTGAGCAGCATTAAACTGACTGGTTTGTGTCTGCATCTGAGCATTAGCAACATTGACAGAATTCTTCTGAGCAGCATTGAATTGGTTCATCCCATTAACCTGGGAAGTGTTATACATGTCGATAGAAGAATTTAATTCATCATAGAAACGGTTCTGTTCGTTTGTACTCTGGGCGGTAAACAACCTTTGAGTGTTAACTGCCTTGGCATCTTCTAGGATACTCTGAACTCTAGCCTGTGTATTAACAATCTGAGCCTGTTGCTCGTTAGCTAGATTCTGAAGGTCCATCTGAAGGAATGCCTTACTGTTTTCTACAGCAGCAAGCATTCTGTTATCAAGGTTGGTTAGTTCAAACTTTGCAAGCACATTAGCTTTGTTTAAGATACTGGCTTGTTTGTTATTCAAGTTCTGTAGAGTTAGTGTTGCATAGAGTTGAGCATCCTGTTGAGCAATAGGAAGAGATGCTTCCATCAGAGCCTGTGCCATAGCCGCAGTAGCAGCAGTACCAGTTACACCATTGAATGCAGCAATTCTACCAACAGACCTAGCCGTAGCAGCAGCCCATACAGGAATCTTGGGTTCACCATTTGGACCAGTGAATTCTGATTGAAGAAGCTCCAACTGACCCTTCATTGTAGCTCTTTCGTCTACAGTATCAAGGTTCTGTTCAGCCCAATCGTTTAGTGCTTGACCAGCCCAGTTAGTAGTTCCGTCTTTATTAACCCCAGTGTACAACCCTTCAACATCATACTGTTCAGGAGTAATCAAATGATCCTGATTAACAGTGCCTTGTGCAGCAGTCATCTGACCATTCTGCATGACATCATTTAGTGTCGTTTGAGCTTGATAAGTCTCTACAGGCTTTGCATTTACGTTTGCCGCTGTCTGGGCATTACCAGCAGATTGAAACTGTGCCTGAGCAGCCGTAGCAGTACTCGCATTAACTCCTGCAATATTCTTTTGGTCGGGAGCCGTAATCGTAGTACCCGGGGCATTGGCATCAATGTTCTTGACCTGAGAAGACATAGTATTCTTGTAGATACTGCTTGGGTTATTGAGAACAGATTCAGGACTATAAGGTGAAGGAGTACCACCAGTACCTCCCGGAGTACCCCCTGTATTATTACCACCAGTGTTAGTTCCGCCACCAGTTCCGCTACCAGTACCCTTAGGGTATTTAGACTGTAGTGCCAACCAATCCTTTTCAGACATATTCTTTCTGTAATAGGAAACCCCATTCACAGTTATGATATTAGGATCAGTACTTGTATTTACATTCTGATTTTGATTCTGTGCCGGGGTAGTTCCTGTACCACCACCTCCTGCCACAGGACCGTTTGGAAGAGGGTTGTTGCCATTAATCTGAGCAGTACTACCATTATTAGCAACTGTACCAACAGAACCCATAGGAATATTCTGTTGGGGAGTATCAGCTGGCCGAGGGTGTCCCCCACCAGTAGGGTTAGTTACAGGAATATTCTGTTGGGGAGTATTAGTTGGTCGAGGGTGTCCCCCACCAGTAGGGTTAGTTACAGCATAGCTGGCAGTACCAATTGCAGTTTTCTTAGAGGTGTTTTTTGTTAATCCACTGTCACCAGCCATTAAGTAACTCCACTTTTAATAAATAAGGGTTTGAGATATTCCCACATAGCAAAGACAGATAAAGCAATTGTTACTACAGTCCATAACCAAAACCCTTTAATCTTAGCTACGATCAGACTATATGCTTCACGTTCTTCAATGATACTTTTTAGTGTTTGGTATTCATTTCTGGAAAGTTTGATTGAAATGAGTTCTTTATCCTTGAAGTCTTCTATCACTGTTTTAACCTTTCTGCTTTTTTAGATTCCTTAATTACCCATTTGGCAAATTTTAAAAGATTCTCTTCTGATGCATTAGATTTCATTCTATTAGCCAAATTCGAAATGATTTGAACATTACCAGAAATATAACCTAATTTAGGGTCAATTCTATCGAAAGAAGGTGAATTATCTTGTGATTTTCCTTTATTAATGTTATAATCAAGAGGAAATCCTAAAACAGGACAAGTTGGCGGAAAATTAATTTCTTCAAGGGACAAAGAAAACTCAATGTTTTTACTTTTAGCTTCAGATCGTTTACGAATTAACAAGATATTATATATATTTTCTATGTTATATTTTAAAAACCAATCTAAGTTGTTAGCTCGCCATGTTTTTTGATATTCAGAATAAGCTTCTTTGTTCCGTTCTTTCCAAGCCTTTTGACTTGCATTCTTTCTAAGTCGTTGTTCCTCTGTCATTTACCAGTAACCTTACGAACTATTGTATCAACAAAGTATCCCCCAAGCACAATAAATAAAATATTCCAAAGGTTCTGTGACAGATCATCTGTAACACCCCATTCAAGAACTTTATCCCACATAACTAATTTCCAAAGGTATATAACAAAAGGTATGGCGAAAGCAATTCTTACAAAGCGTTCAAAAGGATCACCTTGTGCAGCAAGTATAACACTCTTACGAGCTTCTAAAAGATTAATCCTTTCTTCTGCTGCAATTCTTTCACTGTCATTCTGTGCATTTAATCTAGCTTGATAAGCTTCTTTGAGGTCTTTAGAGATATTACTTATAGGACCAGATAAAAAAGAAAGGAATATCTTCAGCATTAGAATAACCTCTTGGTTATGGGGTTTTGAACAAAGTTCATTTACTTCACCGCAGGCTGTTGTTTAATCATTCCATCAATACCATCACGAATACCATTGATCAGGAGTTTGGCTACAGCAGCACCAGCAGTAATCTTGATGGCTAGATCAGCATCCATGAAAGGAGTAAGATCAAACATTGCTACTGCACCAACAATAGAGATAGTCACATTAAGGAAATTATGAAGGGTGTTCGTATTAAACCATTTCATTTCTTACCTCCAAATAGTTTTATGATTAAATCGACAAGGAGGCTCACTAGAGAGGTTTTAACCTTAGGGGGCTGTACTACACTAGGAACTTCCTTAATAGGCTGTACGGGCTTCTGTGTGTCTTCTAGGATATATTCACTAGTTAAGAGGGCTTCGCGGAACTTGTTTGCGTAATCTGCAAGGAGTTTAGCTTTATCCGTACCGTTTACAATGCGTCTTGCGTTTTCATAATCCCTCTCAGAACTATTTATGTAATCTGATAACTTCTTACCAGTAAACCAACCTTCTTGCATACCCACAAAGAGAATGATTGCAGCGTATTCGGGTTTTAGAAGAAGCTTAGGATTCTTAACAAAATCAACATTTATCTTAAGGACATCCTTAAAGTATTTAGTAGCTTTTTGATAATTCACTTTCCAAGTGAGTTGAACATAACCCATACCTACATAGGGATAATACTTCTTAGATTTAAGATAAGTTTCACCACCTAGTTCTCTTATAGGCTGCATTGTATGAGCAGTCTCATGCCAAACAGTAGAAAGAATGTATGCTAAATGGCCTAGAGGAATTTTCCTTTTAATCGCTTCCTTGGTGATATAATCAAAACCAGAGATGTTTTGTGTAGTTAATTTAAAATTTTTTCTTATTGAATTATAAAATTTCTCTAAGTTCATAATCACCCCTTTTAAAAGAATAATCCACCAGAATAAGGTTGGGCTTTAAGTTCAAAGTTTGCATTTTGAGTGGTATAACCACCACCCCCGAGAGAAGCAGAAGTATTAGACCAAGAATTTAATCCTAAAGCAGTATCTGCAAAAGTGATCCTACCTGAGGCTAATCTTTGAGTTGTTCCAGATATAGCACTAAAAGTAGGTGATCCTGCTTCGGTATATCCCCAACCGATCATCCAAGAAGAATTATCTGTTTCTTCCATGGTCATGCTACCGAAGTTATAAGTACTAGCACCAATTGCTCCATCAAAGACATTAGCTCCAAGTGGATCAGAAAGTCTTACGCCTTTATATATAGCTACAAGGACTTGGTCAGCACCAACAGAAGTCCCAAAAGATTCTGAAGAGTTTTGTGCAAACTTATAAAACAATGTTCCAGAGTTTAGAAGACCACCAGCAGAAGTTTCAGTACTCCAGTTTTGACCTGAGGGAGTGGAAGGAGCACTAAAAGAAGCATTAGAAATAGCAATACCTAAAATAAAATCACCTTGTTCATGACTTGGGATCGATACAGTTGTTGTAGCTGCCTGAGCAGAATTAATATATGCTAGACCACTCATTAGGCAACTCCAAGGCAACGCCATTTACTGGTAGTAGAATTCCACGAGAAAATGACAGTCAACATCTGAGTACCAGAAGTGCTAGTCGGAAGAGGGACATTACCAGAAGCTTCAAACTGAGAACCCCAAGCAATTGTTCTTGTAGCTGTCCCAGTGATTTCAAAGGTTACTTTTTGTCCATGTGTAGGGGTACCAGTCATTGTAACACTAGAGATATTTACCGCTAGAGCAGTAATCCTTGCAAGATCAAGAGTATCAGTATCAACTGAAGGGGTGGCTGAAGAGGTAATAGAACTTTCTCGTTGAGTAATTCTTTTATTGGTCAGTACCTGAGAATCAGATGTCCCAACAACAGTACCAGAGGGTGCAGTCTTTGCAGCAAATGCAGTTAAATTAGCGTTATAAGCTTGAACATTTGTCCCGATAACAAGACCTAGAAGAGTTCTCATTGCAGCGTAATCGGCAGCAGTAACAAGACTTCTACCATTTGCAGAGGCATCAGTAATATCAGCCATGACAAGAGCAAGAGCAGTAGTCAAAAGATCGAGAGTAGTAGTTCCTGTACCACCATTAGCTAAAGGAAGAACTCCTGAGACACTTCCTGTTAGAGAAATCTTAGGACCATTCCCAGTGTTTCCATCATGGGGATGTCCAGTGGTTGCATGAAATGCTGCTTGCATCTGATTGAATTCCGCATTCAACGGAGCAGCTAAAATATCTGCATCTGTAACGATATCAGCAGCAGATTGTCTTGTATATCCGGCCATTATGTTAAGCTCCTATAATACCGTGAGTGATAAGTGCATCTTTAAGTGCTTTAATTGATCTTGTTGCAGCTTGAAGGGCATTGGCAATAGCTTGTACTTCTGCTTTAGTAGGTGGGTTAGAGATAGTTGGTGCAGTATAAGTAGCAACACCAGTCTTAGTAGCAGTACCAGTATCAGCAGCCCAACCTGTATTTCTGTTACTTAATACTTGGACACCATCAACAAAGTATGCCCCACCAATAGCAACGCTATTTCCAACTTGAATATCACCAGAAAATGTAGTACCTACCCCACCTTGTTGTATAGTGAAACCAAGTCCATTAAAGGCACCACCAACAACATCATAAGAATAGAATGATAAATTGTTGTTTGATTCAAGAACTAATCTCCAGATAATATCTCCAGTATCATACCCATAATTTTCAATAACACTCTGTGTATTAATTGTACCATTTCTAATAGTAGCACCATCTAAAAGACTAGCCATGCCGGAAGTACTTAAGGTTGTAAAAGCACCAGTACTTGGGGTAGTAGCACCTATAGTCCCATTAAAAGCACCTGAAGCATATGTACCACCAGTTATAGTCTTACCAGTAAAGGTTAACGCAGCAGGTAAGGAAATTACAGGATTACCAACTACGCCATCTCCGTTAGTAACGGTAACTTCTGCGGCAGTCCCTGTAATTGTCCTCCCTGAATAAGTGTCATTAGCTGTCTGAACAATAAAACCATTAGTGTTAAATGCAGCCAGAGCATCCAGACCGGGATCATAAGGTTGAATAACAACTCCTATTTCTAATCCCAAGTTTTTTCTAGCTCCCTCAGGAGTAGACTGTCCAGTTCCACCACCGGGAATACTTAAAGCTGTACTCATTAATTTCTCCCGTTAATAGAAAATTCCAGAACATATCCTTGGATTGTATAAGGTGCATAAATTCCATCAGAGACATAAGTTATCTGTGTGGAGAAACCAGAGCCTTCAACATTTGTTTGAATAATAGGCTGTGTGACAGAACCGTATTTATGTCCTTGATCGTATTTAAAACCAGCATCATAGGTTACGATATTTCCTGTAGACATCTCATTGTAGTTGACAGGGTTTATCTTATACAAATTATCCCAATCGAACTTTAATCCAATAGTCATATCAAAAGAACCTGTGGCCTTGATAAAAGTATTTACAGTCCTCATGGTTTTTCTTATTTCGGTATCACCCTGATCAAGATAAGGTGCTCGAAAGATAGACCTGATGTTGTTACCATTGAAGGAATTACCAGACTCCTGTACATATACACACCCATCATAATCACCATGAAGGACAATCTCATTGGTGTTATCATAACCTGACCAGCAACAAGAAGCTCTAATTCCCTTAAGCTCTCCGAATTCCCAGAGAACACCATCTTGTCTTATTCTTAGAGAACCTATGATTCCATAACTTTCTTCAGTATCAAACTGGGAATCTCCTATGAATAATCTGAATTGGGTTTTGTCTCTGATAACAACAGACTTTAAATCTTCTAGGTTATAGTTAGCTTGTATGTCAGCAAAAGTACTTTGGATGTTCTGAGAGATACTGGCGAGTTCTACGTCACCAATCCTAGCAGTACCAGCAACGATACGAAGACCGTCAGATGACAGAAATACAAGATTACCTGCAAGTTCAAATACAGAATCTCTAGCAATACACCCCATGTTACTTGTTACATCTTGGAGTACAAATCCAGCAGCAACATCGGGGATACCCTTCTTGATATTGTTATAACCAAAGATATATATTTCATCTCTGAAAGGTTTAATCTGTTGGACTTCAAAACTGGCAACCATTTGATTGGCACCACCAGCAGCAGTCCAAGAGAGATAATTCTCTGGTTCACTAAAAGCAACAACTGATGGGTTGGCAGGATCACCTGATAGGAATACATGGTTCTTGAATACGCTTACAAGAGCAGGAGCATTAAGTATTTGATTTCCACCTGGAGAACCTGCTCCACCAGAGTTAACACTACGGAGACGATACCAAGTAGTTCCATTGAAAGCCAAAGCATTATTAACACCATCTACGAAAATTATAACACTTTCAGCTTGGGTATTAAAAGCTTCCGATCTTACTCTGACAACACCAATAGAAGATTGAGTAGTTCCAGTAGTTAATGCTGTCCAACCTGTACCCGTGTATTCATATATCTTGTAAGTATTCCCTGACACTTGTTTTCTAGCAGCGAAGACTCTAAAAGAGTTTCCATTCTTATAACCAAAGACTCCAAGTACAGGACCTTCAGCAGGATCAGCCATTGAAGTAACTTCTGCATACTCTGCATCGTAAGAAGTAAACCCATTGATTCTTCTATAACCACCCGTAAGAGAACTCTCGTAATTGACAAGCATCGTAGCAAATCCAGGAGCTTGTTCTGAAAGTTCAAGATAGTTCTGATTAGTATTAAGACCACCCCTACAGATAACTCGTTGTGAAATAATCTTATCTGTCATGAACTCGTGTATCCATAACTGGTGTTTATAGTATTCTGGAAGGAACCATTGATAGCTTCAGTTGGCCAAGAGATCACTTGACGGGTCATATCTGCCATTCCTTCATTAAAGTGTTGTTTGGCTATTGCTACGCTTTCAGCATTATCTTTAAAGAGATTCAGATGGAACAAAGCTCCTGCTATGATAACATAATCAAACCTTGAAGGGATTGTACAAAGATCAGTCGCAGCAACAAGATCATCTGGGTTCTTGAAGTAACGATACTTGATTGTATATGCTTTATCAGGAGAAGGGGTAATACCCCAACCTTGACCATGAGCAGGAAATACATTTACAGGATATGATCTTCCAAGAGTTGTAGTATCATAGTCATAATCTCTATAACGTCTGTACCATTCCTCTCTTGTAATAGGAACAAGATGTTTGCTTAGAACACTTAAAGTATCATCCTTTTGTATCTGAAAGGAAGTCCAATCCACTTTGGTAAACCTAATAGGCCAAGGATACTCTTCCTGACCCACTACAAGAACCTCTGTGTGTTCCACCGCATTAAAAATCCAATTATTTTTCTTGTTATTTATTTGTCTAATAGTATCTAGGATAGCATCTTTAGCAGCAGCTTGTAATCCTCTTACAGAAGTAAATTGATCTTCAGGAATTTCTACTTCATTAATCCTACGAAGAAGTCTATTAGTTAAGTTAATATAACTTGTCATTAATTATCCTCATCAGTAACTTCATCGGTTTCTTCATAGATTATAAGATAACCTGAATTAGTTGTATCGTAAATAGATAGATAGTTATTATTAGTTTCAGAATATATAATCTCATATCCTGAATTTGTATTATCATAGATATTTAAATAATCACTATCAGTTTCTTCATAAGTATTAACATATCCGGGGTCTTCTTCTGTATAGATTGCATTAAAATATTCAAGACGTAAAACAGGAGAAAAGATTAAAGAAGTACTTCCAGATATATAATTATAGGCTGATGCGTTTGCATTTAAAATAAATTCTAAAGTAGTATTACCAGAAAGTAAACCTAGTCCTTCAAGAACACCATTAGTAGTAAAATTAAAACTAGGATCACCAGCAAAAAATACATGTCCTTTAAACATACCTACGAGAGCAGGAGCATCAAGAACTTGATCCCCACCGGGAGAACCAGAACCATTAGCTCCAGCACCAGCTGAAGTTCCATTACCACCTGCTCCAGCATAGCCACCAGCACCTCCGCCTCCGCCTCCATTAACACCAGAAGCACTTCCACTACCACCATTAAATGCAGCAGTACCACCAATGCAGTTGGCAGCTAAGCCACCACTAGCAGAAGATGTAGAAGTTCCATTTCTACCATAATCAGCACTAAGAATAGGGGTTCCACTACGTCTAATTTCAGTAGCAGTTTGACTACCTCCAGCCGTAACAACAATAGTTAATGTTTCACTAGGTGTAACAGAGATACTGTTCGCATAAACTAACGCACCTCCACCGCCTCCAGCACCAGTAGCACTTGATCTTCCATTACCTCCGGGACCAATAGCAACAGCACAGATACTTGTAACTCCAGTAGGAACTACAAAACTATAAGAACCTGCTGAAGTCCATTCTTGTTGTCCTGTAGGCATTTAATTATCCTTAATCTGCGTTTATATCAAGATCACCAGCAGCAATTGCCGGAGTAATATTATTGGAAACAGCAAGAGAACTACTTAATTCACCAGAGAACAAAAGGGTTCCTGTAGATGAAGATGCTAAACCAATCCCAAAATGAGTAAGAGTCGCAGAACCTCCTGTACAAGTAGGAAAAGTAATTGTAGAAGTATTGGTTGCATTGTTTCCACTTACAGTCCAACCACCTGAAGTTCTTGCTACAGCCACACGGGCATAGGAGGTATACGTTGTTTCGTTTGTATTTTGACTCCCACCTTCTCCTGGATCAGCAGTATGAAGTGAGACATACAAATTAGTAGCAGGGCTGGATGCTGCATTATCAGCAATATTAGCAATAGTAGTTCCATTGAAGATTAATTCCAAAAGATCGGTTTCAAAAGCATTTGTTGCACTCATTTATTATTCCTTAAGATGACGCTACAATTTTAAAAGCTTTAAGAGCTGTCAAGATTGAATTGATTTTAGTGCCTAATGCATTTAGAGCAGCTTCGACTTCTGTATCAGAAAATGTAGTATTTAATGCATGAGCAACTGAAGCATTTGTAATATTTGCGGCTGTGGTTCCAACAGCAATAGTACCACCATCTGTAATAGCATCCAATGCAGTTAGTTCTGGAACAATAGAACCCGTCTTTGATGCATCTACAATTTTATCAGCAAGGGAAAGATTTGGCATTTATTTTAC